GTTCAATATCAGACCCATTAATAGCTGATTGGTTCGTTGTTACTGTTACCGTATTTGTTGGTAAAAATGAAATATCAATGCTATTTTTTACCGATCCAGTAAATGAAAAATTCTCAGCACCATTTCCACTAGATCCATCAGAAATAATGTAAGATACTTCAATAATGGATTCATTTTCTAATTTCTTTCCAAAAATTCCATCACCAAATAAGAGTTCATATCTTTCGTCAGAAATTTCTTGAATAAGATAGATCTCAGAGATTGATGTAACGTCAATAATGTTTTCTACTTGATTATATTCTCTACCAACAGTTTCTTGAGGACCTTTAACCGTTATTCTAATTGAACTAGTGTCAACTCCAGGGTTGTCTAAGATATACCTCTGATCCACCGATCCATTGACCTGGAAGGTCTTTTTAAGCAGAGTTCCTTGATAGACATCAATATTACTAAATGATGCCCTTCTAGGTCCATTTCCGTTAACGTCTGCACCAGTCAGTACTGTCGTGGTGGTAATATCCTCAGGAACGGAAAATACTACTGAAGTATTGTCTACGGCACCGACACAAACCAAACCTTTGTTCAAAGTTACCGTAGGACTAGTTCCAGTAAACTCAATATTAAAACTTACCTGAGCTTTTGCAGATTTTCTTGATCTAGGAACGTATCCAATATTCCTAGCAAGAGAAACAACATTCTCTCTCAAAGTCGCAGAGTCAATAAAAGACTCATTAACGACCATGTTGGTGTTAAATGCAGTAATGTAGGTATTATATGCTAAAGTGTCAATCAGGATGGAAAAATTCGATCCCTCAAAGTCAAAATCGGTAAAATTTGAATTTGCTCTCAAATAAGACTTAATAGAAGTCTTAATTTGATCAAAATCTAAATTTGTATACTTAGTTAACGGCATTTATCTTGTTACCTCAAGTAAGAATGCGACATTTTGCGTTGGTAAATCTTGTCCTACAATATCAAATATGACATTCACTTCAAAACTATTATCATCTGGTCTCGGAAATACCTCAACGTTTAAATTTGCCGCTCTTGGCTCATAATTTAAGACAGTTTCTTCAATTTGTTCGGCAATAACACTAGCAGTACCATAATCACAAAACCCAAATAACGTATTTCTAACGTCTGACCCCAAATCAGGATTAAAAAACCTTTCTGTCGGGATAGTTTCTACTAAATTTCGCACTGAGCGAGCAATTGCCCGCTCATTTACAAGAATTGGAAGGTCTTTTGTGATTGGATGTGGAGCAAAGGACAAAGAAATGTCCTTGAATGCCCTAGATGTGCGAGTTGAAGCCATGAAAAGGCATGATTTTAGACCATAGACCTATTTATCAGGCTTTCCATAACTTGGTTCAGTGCCATATTCCCAATCATCATAGTCTTCGTCATTACGAATCTCTTCATGAAGCACTGTTTGACGTTTTAGATCGTGAACATGGTCTCCAACAACTTCTCTGAGAAGGTTATCGTCTTGTTTTTTCATAGGTTTTGTCCAGTAGTCGGTAATCAATCCTCTTGTACCCCACATTGACTCCATATAATCGGAATCTCTGTCTGGATAAGGTTGATTTGCCATCTGTTTTCTCCTTTAAGGGGTTTGAACAGAACTTTTTAAGGGGTTGCTATCCCTTATCAACATAAAAACCTTGTCTTAAGTAGTCTGGATCATCAATATATTCGTAATTTTCTAAATTTTGGATTTTTTCACCTTTCCAAAGAGGTATTGCCACTGAATTATTGTATCTAAAATCAGGATTTTGTCGAAAATGTACTTCGATCAACTTATCTCCAATGAATTCGCAGTTGATCCACTCATAATTTCCGACCAAATCTTCTAAAATGGATGGAAATTCTATTTCCTTGTCAATCTTTGACCACTTCATCCACTTATATAGAGGATTATTTGGGTTCCTTTCACCCAAGACCACTAATTCTGACTTTTTATTACGAAAATCAACACTAATGTGCTCTCCTCTAAAGACCTGACACCAAAATTCTGATGGGTGTAGGTCATCAGTCTCTTTATTAATCTTAATAATACGTGCATCACGACCCATACCGAGTAAATTCAGTGATGGACGGACAATATAAAAATCGGGTCTAGGGACGGTGGTTCCAGCAGGACCACACTTATACCCTAAAACCCGACTTAAAAACAGTTTATTGTATACCCAGAGGTCTTTAGGATCTATTAAGTTCCACTCGTCGTTGACCTCTGTAATGTACATTAACCTTTACCTTGACCCCGATACTTCTTCCGTGCCGAGTTACGAGACGTTGCGGAGTATTTAGTGTTCTTGGAATTACCTTGACGAGTGAGTTTTGGTTTACCAGGCTCAAACTTGATACCAGAAATACCGATTTTGCTACGTACTGCCATTGACCTCAATAGTTTCAAAAGTGATTTCGGAGGGGTCTGGCAGACCAGTACTATAATAAGACTGTGCCAGACTCTCCATTTCGTCGAAAAATTGATCCTCAGATAAATTGCTGAGGATCAACGAACCCCGACAGATGATATTATACAACGTCTTGGGTCGTTTTGTCATCAGATCACACGAGTTTTCTCGTGACCGACACGAATGCGAGGATCGCACCAGATCTCATAACCTGCCTCAATGGCATCCAGACAGAACGATACGTCCTCACCGCACATGTCCTGTACCTCACCACTATTGAAGCGTTGCATCTTGGGAGCAAACCAGGGATACTCCATCTTCTCGTTCTCAAACACACCGTGCTTGATCAGAACCCAACCGAAACCAGTGTAATCAACGGTGAAAGGTTTACGACGTTTGGACATCGTTTCATTAGTTTCATGGTTCATGACACCACCATTGTTCTTGAAGTCATCTTCTTCAAGCCAGTGAGCAACGGAAGAAGTGGTGCCATCTTCGGTCAGATACCAACCACATGCAATTGCCTTATCCATCAGAACCAACTGATAGAACTTTTCGGTATTGAATACGATATCAGAGTCAATCCAGAGTTGATAATCGTAATGCAGTTTCCCATCCCAGGGAATTTGATTAGGTCCACGCAGAACGTTTGCACCGAGGCACTTACAACGGGCAAAGTTCACCATGGAACTGTAGTCTTGACTGATTTGAATCTGTGCTCCTGCACCGACCAAATCAAAACAAAGTTGAGTGAATGATTTTAAAAATTGGAAAGAGCAACCACGACCAGGGAGACAAAAGACGATGGACTTACCACGTACCATCTCTTTTGCCAATTCATAATCCCACTCACCAGTTTGTGCCGTGGCAGGTCGTTCGGGTGCTTTTGCTTTGACAGTGAATCCTTTAGCCATAACCTAGAAAATCTACATCAGTATTCTAACAGATTATATATCCACTGTCAAATCGAGCTTCAACCAATTATTATTCGGTTCATCCCACACATATTGACCATCACCAGGATAATCAATCGGTGCTACCCATGTACATGTATCATCATCTAAGATCCAACTATCAAATGGTTTGGGTGGAATGAATGCATCACGATCCTCATCATAGGTTCCACCAATAATTGCATAGTTCATCCTGAATGGTTCTTTACCCATAGTATGAGTTCCCTCGGTGGTATTCATACTAGTTCTTTTACATGTAATATTATTTTCACGAGAATATACTTCTTCCCAGTCTACATCTAGATTTTCATCTTTTCCAGAGAAAATATTAATAACGATATTATTCTCGTCTAACTGTGCGTAATGTGCCATGATCTTACAATGTAAATGTTACTCCAGTCGCAGAACTACCACCAGTAATCTTGTAAATGTTAAATCCACCAGATGGAATTGTCTCTACGGTCAATAAACCACTAAACGTGGCAGTATAGAATGATGGTACTTTCATTATAACAATACCAGAACCACCTGGTCTACCACATCGTTGACCACCACCAGTTGCCGCAATATCACCAGATCCACCTCCACCACCTCCAGTGTTGGTTTCACCAGATGTGCCACAACCATTTACTCCACCATTACCACCTCCTCCGAGACCACCACCCCCGAAGTAAGATCCACCACCACCTGAATAATAAACGGTCTCTCCACTAATACCAGATGCTAATCCGTCATTACCACTTTGTCTAAGGTTTGCTGGTGCCTCTCCAGCACCACCTCCTCCTCCACCTCCATTACCTGATGGAGGATTATGATGGTTGCCACCAAAACCTTGCCCAGTGGTTCCTGCACCACCATTAGAAGCAGATCCTCCACCAGAGGCTCCACCTCCACAACCACCACTAGAACCACTCTGTCCTACGGGAGCACCACCACCCCCACCGAGTGATACAATACCTGCTAATGTGCTACTACCACCATTACCACCTCTGGCACCATTATTACCAGCTGCTCCTCCACCACCTACAGTAATCGTATGTGCAATTCCCACCTCTAACTTTAAGGCAGACTCTGGATCCGAGTTACGACCAGAAATAGACCCTGGAACATTAGTCCTGAATCCTCCTCCACCTCCCCCACCACCTGCAGGGTCATATCCCGAGTTGTTAGACGAGCCTCCTCCACCCCCAGCAACCACTAGATACTCTACACTCACTGTATCCTGAGCAAATACGAGCTGCCACTCTCCTTTATCTTTTAACCAAGCATTCTGTACTTGATGCCATTGACCAGCATCTTTG